GGTAAACATGCAGACTTTAAACTTCCAGAATGGCTTTATATTTTTATATTGCATCGTGTTTGTGGCTCCGCTATTAATTACTCTACTAAACCTAGTGGATACCACAACACTCTCCTCTTCAATCTTCACAAAGCTAAAACGATTGAAGGAATGGTTGAGATTGTAAACAAACATCCTAAACCATTCTACACATCTGTTGGTTATCAATTCCCATCATTTCCTAAACCACCAGTAGGATCAAGTTACAAACGAGGTGGTGACTATTATCTAAGCGAATATGCACCACGTTTGGCTAGAGATCTTGCAGAGTTCTTAGAAAAAGGTGGTAAGCGTGATCTTCGAGAGATCGGAGATTTCATGTTAAAGTGGAACGTAGAGAATGGTCTTCGTCAATACCATTTCCAATATGCAGCAGTAGTTGCTGATATTGCAGATTGGTATCCACAATACACAAACAAAGAATCTCCATTCTATTATGGAACTAATGCAGTTGAATGCATCTCTTATTTGGCAAAACCAACTACTAAGATGAAACCAATTGAGTTCTTAGATAAAGTTATGGAGAAGATTTATGAAGACGTTAAGTCATATCCATATAATGCTGAAGACGTATGCTGTGACTTCATCCGTTGGGTAGAAAACTATGTTCGACCTGGTGCAGATTACAATCATTTAAATTATGATACACTGTGGTCATCATGCAAAATTAAAGATCATCCATTCGGTAGACAAGAAAATATGTTGAAACTTGGATTGGTGAAAACATTTAATGGTATGAAAGCACATCCATCAGATGATGCAGTTATTAAGGCAGCAGGTTTAACAGTAGAACAATATAAAGAACTATGCAAAACGATTTAACACAATTTATCGATGAGCCATATGTTAATATCACATATGAGAATACATCTCCAGTTGAATTAAAGAACGGTAAACCAACAGAAAGTTGGATGAAAGACTGGACACAAGAACAACGATTCGAAAAGTTCTTTGAGTGGTGCCAAGCATTTGATAAGCGCGAAGATAAATTGTTGAAAGAAGACTATCAAATCTTCTCTCATCGTTTACATTGGCATGAGCATCCATTTGTGGATGCAATGCAACCTATCACAGATAATAAGTTACGTTTATTCTATACACTTGTATTCTCATTTAGTAATGAACATTGGGGAACACTCATGTCATTAATGAATGATGGTATCATACTAACGCGTGAATGTTTTAAAACACAACGTCATGCGCGCAACGATCTATTCCAAATCTATTACCCTAAAGGCACGAACGTAAAAGATTGGTTAATAGATGGTCCAATGAAAGCTGCAGAAGATATTCATACTATCTTAGATGAACCTGCAAAGATGGGACGACCATTCACAATGATGGAGTTTGCTAAACGTTTAGAAGCATACTTCAAAGAACATCAAGGTTTTAGAAGTCCACTATATCCATGTAAGAACACCGCACGTTACATGGCATTTGCATATCCACATTTAGTAGACCCAGAATCTGTGTTGTTTGGTGGTACAGGTCACTTCGATGGCATGCAACAAATCTTCGGTGGTCCAAATTTAAACGGCAAAGTTAAGTACGAGATTGGACCAAATGGAGAGTTTACAGCGACGAATAAGTATGGTATAATGTGGCTAGAACAAATGAACACATTAGCCAACGATCCTCGCAACCCAATGACTGTGCAAAAGATGTTGAACGTAGAAGATAAGACTTGCTTCTTCTACAAGCATATAGCTATTAGTCATGGTGTGAAGTCGCCAACTAAACGAATCCCATATACATGGATTTTCCCACAAGAATTCAGTCTTAAAAAATGAAAATACTAACTAATCCAATTAGTAACATTCCTCAATTAAAAAATTCACACGTACTAGGTTGGTCGTTAGTATGGGCAGATCAATTAGATGCAGCTATCGATCATAAGTGTTCTCCTAATATTGCTAATGCATCAGTTGTTTATATCGAGCATGGTGTAAACTTTGGTGGTACACTAAATTTATTTGGAGGTGCAACTAAAGAGATTTTCGATAGAATTAATAGAGTTGCTGCACATCCAAATGTAGTGTCATTAGATTTTGATATGCCTGCATGGGGAGAACAACTTAAGAAACGTATCGGTGCACCTACAACTTATGTAGGAATTACTGAACAATGGTGTGATGCACTAACTAAACGTCTAAGCACTATTCAATCTGTAAAACAAGAAGACTTATTAGGTGTGTCAAGCAAGTTCGATGGTATCTCTGTTGGTGATTCTCATACACCAGCATTCTCATGCTCAAGCGATATCGTTCTACGCGAAAACGGTAAAACATTATATGGTACATTAAAGCGTGGATTAATTACTGAATTCAGAGGATTAAAACCTTTTGGCAATATTACATTTTGTTATGGTTCTATTGATGTACGTCATCATATTCTCCGCCATCAGAATTTTAATTTAGATGACATGTTAGATGAGTATGTAAGACAAGCAGTCATGATTCAGAAAGAACATAAGTGCGACATCTCATTTACAACTCCAGTACCAGTTGAATACGAAGAACGTAGATTACCAAAGACTGGTTATTTTAAAGGTACTCCATTTTTTGGATCAAGACAAGAACGTTTAGACCTTACATACCGAATTGTTGAAGGACTAAATAAAAGAAAGGTGAATGTAATCCAACCGCCTGAAGAATGGTACAAAATGGATGGTGAGAAGTACGCTAAGACTTATATGGAAAACGGATCGAGCGTTCATATCTCTCCACAATATTATAGAAGAAAAGACTGGGGAAATACGTGTTTAGCATAACAGAAGATACAGGCAACAAAGACATTCCTATGGGAATGGATCGACAAGAAGCAAATGATTATTACATGGAAATGTGGGGAACATTTAATTCTAAAGTTGCAGACCCAGTAGTAGAACAATACGGTGATAAATACATCCTCCGTGCAGATCTTGCACCAGGTGGACTAAAATCTTTTGGTGGTGAAAGAGTTATTGCTGAATGTAAATACGACACATTAACATATTGTGCACCTCGGCAAGGTCATGCTATGGATGCAATCTCTATGCTCGCTGAAATGTACAATAAGAAAGTCGTATTCTTTTGTCCATCTTCTAAACGAGTATCTGACCATCAAGGAGCATTGTTCTCGTATCCTCACGTTGACATGCGCTTCGTTAGGATTGCAGCAATGCCAGTTTTAAATCAGTACGCTAAGAATTGGGCTAAAGAAAACAATGCACAATATCTTCCGCTTGGTTTAAAGAATATGCCAATGGTTACAGCAGGACTTGTGAACATGGCGAATAAGATAACTAAACAGTTAGGCAAAGAACCTACACAAATTTGGTGTGCAGTGTCAACAGGAACTATGACACGTGCATTACAAATCGGTTGGCCATCAGCAGAAGCACATGGTGTTGCAGTAGCACGTAACATCCATAAAGGCGAAATCGGAGATGCAAAAGTTGTTTCAGCAATTATGCCATTTCTTAAAGCATATAAAACAAAACATGCATTACCATTCCCTACTACAGCAGCTTATGATGCTAAAGCTTGGGATTTATTCGTAGAGCATGGAAAACCTGGTTCGATCTTCATCAACGTTGGATCAGACGAACACATTAACCGTAACTTGCAATCAGTAGACATTGACAACATTAATAGCTACAGAGAATGGCATGATATGGAAGATTTAAAACGTAACAGAGCATTTAAAAACAGTGTACATACAGTGTAAAATGTGGTATAATAATACTTTAGCTAGGAGCAAAACATGGGATTAATGGATAAACTTAAGAAGAACTCGAAGATCGAATTCACTTCGCCTCTCGAGGAATCAAAGTTCTTCGGCAATAAGGATGTCATCTCGACACCTGTGCCAATGATTAACGTAGCACTTGGTGGTCGTCTCGATGGTGGTCTCACACCAGGTTTGACAGTACTTGCTGGTCCAAGTAAACACTTCAAGACAGCATTCTCTTTGCTGATGGCAAAAGCATACATGGATAAGTACGAAGATGCAGTCATGTTATTCTATGATTCAGAATTTGGTACACCACAAGCATATTTCGATTCGTTTGGTATTGACAAGTCTCGTGTACTTCATACTCCTATCACTGACGTTGAGCAACTAAAGTTTGATGTAGTATCACAACTAAACAACCTAACACGTGGCGAAAAAGTTATTATCGTCATCGATTCTGTGGGTAACTTAGCATCTAAGAAAGAACTCGAAGATGCATTGAATGAAAAATCTGTGGCAGATATGTCACGTGCTAAAGCACTTAAAGGTTTGTTCCGTATGATTACTCCTTACTTGACTATGAAAGATGTACCAATGGTCGTAGTGAATCATACGTATATGGAAATTGGTATGTTCCCTAAAGCTGTTGTCTCTGGTGGTACAGGCATTTATTACTCAGCTGATACAATTTGGATCTTAGGCCGTCAACAAGATAAAGACGGTACAGAGATCAAAGGTTACCACTTCATCATCAACGTTGAGAAGAGTCGTTATGTTAAAGAAAAATCTAAAATCCCTGTATCTGTTTCTTTCGAGGGTGGAATTCAGCGTTATAGCGGGTTGCTTGATATTGCTTTGGCTGGTAATTTCGTTGGTAAACCTAATAACGGGTGGTATCAAAAAATCGATCGAGAAACAGGTGAGTTCCTCGGCACAAAAGTACGAGAGAAGGACACGCTCAATCAAGAATTCTGGGCAGACTTACTAGATTCTGAAGAATTCCAACAGTACATCATCGACTCATTCCAAGTTGGTAGCGGTAAAATGTATCAACAACCTGAACAAGAAGAAGAATTAGAAGATGATCACGCATGATAGTTACACCTTCGTCGAACATAAAGGCGAAGAAGATTGGTACGTTAAGCTAAAACAAGGCGACTACAAAGACGTCATCTACAAATACGGTAGAATTGAAGTAGAAGAAGATGACGTCGAAGAATCTGCTAAACTAAAATTCCAATTCAAAGTGGCAAAAATCCCGCAAGAATTGGAAATGACAGAGGAAGAGTTGCAAGAAGACTTAACATTCTTAAATCTATTAGGTGACGTTCTTACGCATATCATCGAAGATGCTATGGAAACAGGCAAATATAAATTAGGACAAAATGATAAGCCAACTGATTCTGAATCAACTGTGCACGAATGAAGAGTTTGTTAGACGTGCTCTTCCTTTCTTAAAGCCAGAGTACTTCGAAAGAAGTGAGAAACTACTGTTCGCAGTGGTGTCTCACTTTGTGGACAAATATAATACAGTACCAACTGAAGCAGCATTAAAACTTGAACTACAAAAGATCCCTAATCTTTCTAACGAGATCATGGATCAAGTATCTGCTGCGTACAAAGCAGAACCCGTTGATATCCAATGGATGCTAGATGAAACTGAAAAGTTTTGCCAAGATCGTTCGATCTACTTGGCAATTATGGAATCCATTCAAATTATTGATGGTAAACATAAGGAGCTTTCTAACAATGCAATTCCAGATATCCTATCTAAAGCTTTGGGCGTTAGCTTTGATACTAACATTGGTCATGACTATATTGACTCTTCCGACTCGCGTTATGACTTCTATCATAAAGTTGAGGGGCGTTTGCCTTTTGACTTGGACTTCTTTAACAAGATCACTAAAGGCGGTTTGCCAAATAAGACTCTCAACATTATTCTTGCTGGTACTGGTGTTGGTAAGTCATTATTCATGTGTCATATGGCTGGCTCGTCACTAGTACAAGGTAAAAATGTACTATACATAACCATGGAAATGGCAGAAGAACGTATCGCTGAACGTATCGATGCAAACTTGATGAACATTCCAATTGACCAACTTGAGCAGTTACCTAAAGCTGTGTACGATCAAAAGATTCAAAAGATTGGACAAAAGAATATTGGTAAGTTAATCATTAAAGAATATCCAACTGGAGCTGCCCACGTTGGGCACTTTAGAGCATTAATTAATGAACTTAAACTTAAGAAGAACTTTAAACCAGATATCATCTTTATTGATTACCTTAATATCTGTGCCTCATCGCGTGTTAAAGGATTGGGTGGATCAATTAATACTTACTCATACGTTAAGGCGATCGCAGAAGAAATGCGTGGCTTTGCGGTCGAAAACAACTGTCCAATCGTATCCGCGACTCAGACGACTCGTTCTGGTTATTCAAATACGGATGTTGGTTTGGAAGACACGTCGGAAAGTTTCGGCTTGCCTGCGACAGCGGACTTCATGTTCGCAGTCATCTCAACAGAAGAATTAGAGAAACTTGGCCAACTTATGGTTAAGCAATTGAAGAATCGATATAATGATCCTACATTCCATAAGAGATTCATCATTGGTGTTGATCGTGCTAGAATGAAACTATATGATGTTGAAGCAAGCGCACAAACTTTGATTGATGATGCTGCACATGTAGCAACTAAACAAGAAGATAAACCATTAAACACATTCGGTGATAGAGAAAAACCATCGAAAGATTTTGGAAGTTTTACATATGATTGATAATGATATTCCAGGCATCGATATCGATGTCTTAGAAAATGAAGAGATGTGGGCTCAAAGAGCAATTGACTACCGTGGTAAAGGTAAATACAAAGTAAGTTATTACAACAGTGGGCAAATGGTAGTTTTTAAATGGTTTGACACATTCGCAGAAGCAACAGACTTCTGTGTCTATCATGTCAAAACAAATGATGTAATCGAAGTGAAATGGTATCCAAATGAAAGTTAAATTAGTATCGTATAGCAAACCAAGTCGCGAGTTTTATGACGAAGGTTTGATGGATGTGCAAGATCTTATTGCGTTTTGTGCTCGTGTAAGTAACCCAACAAACCAATTTAATAGCGGTACATCTGAGAAGTTGATTAAATATCTTATCAACAACCAGCATTGGTCTCCGCTTGAAATGGTAAGTGCTTGTATGGAGATTACTACTACACGTGATATCGCTCGTCAGATCTTACGTCATCGTTCATTCTCATTCCAAGAATTTAGTCAACGATATTCAGATCCAACTGCACAGTTAGACGAAGCATTCGTGTTACGAGAAGCTAGGTTTCAAGACACTAAGAATCGTCAGAATAGTGTAGAACTCGATATGAACGACGAGGCTCAACGACTATTGGCTATCGAATGGGAACGTGCTCAGAAGCGTGTTCTATTCTCTGTTAAACAAGAATATGAATGGGCTATTAAGAATGGTATCGCCAAAGAACAAGCACGTGCTGTTCTACCAGAAGGTTTGACTGTAAGTCGTATGTACATGAACGGCACTTTACGTTCATGGATCCACTTTATTGAACTTCGTTCGGGTAACGGTACACAAAAAGAACATAGAGAAGTCGCAGTAGCAATCGCTAAATGTATTGCAGAGATTTTCCCTATGGCTAGCGACTTAACAGGAAAATAATATGTTAGAAACTATATGCGATATTATGGTTGACGCTTATAAGCGTAATTGGATTACAAGTCGAGATGGTAACGTAAGTATTCGCCACCACGATAGAGACCATTTTTATATTACACCAAGTGGTATCCGTAAACAAACATTGCAACCAGACCAATTTAAAAAGATTGCAATCCATAAAAGCATCAACAGTGGATGTGGAACTGCATCATTTAATTATAGTTGGGAGGAAGTAGAATACACTGACATTAGTGCAAAGCTAAAACCAAGTGGAGAAATGCCTCTACACTTTGGTTTACAAAAAGAAATGGGTCAGCACAAAGACGATGTTAGAGTTGTAGTTCATGTGCATCCAACATACTGTATTGCTGCTATGCATGCAGGTATCGATCTAAGTACAATTAGCGATGCATTTCCGGAACTTAATCGATATACACGTGTAGCACCTAACGTAGGTGATGTACCACCAATTAGTCAAGAACTTGCAGACCAGTGTCATACAAATTTAAAGTTAGATAGAGATGGTAATGTAGCTTATGACATCGTAGGCATCAAAGGACATGGTGTGGTTGCTATTGATACCAGTCCATGGAGAGCATATGAGCACATTGAGCGCTTAGAACACATCTGTAAGATAGTACTAGCTTCAGGAAAATAAACTCAACCAGGAACTCCTGGTCAGTAGTAAAAAAGTATTCAAAATCAATGACTTACATAAGGGCCCTCCATAGGGCCCTTATTTTTTACAGGGTGAAATGCTCCCAGATGACGAGCTGTCCGTGCAAGTATATGATTCTATTAGCTTTTTTCTCGGCGAATTATTTTTAGGGGGCCCTATGTACATTCTCTGCAGACGTGGTATAATGGTTACATAAATTGAAAAAAGGAACTATTATGAAAAAGCTTAAATTCGAAGGTGCAGCAAACGTAGGTGAAGTTATTCGTGGCTATGATTTCAAACCAATGCAAGGTCGCAATGACTGCTACGTTGAAGGTGTTGTAGAAGCAGTGACTAACGAAGTTGGTTACAAAGCTTTCAAAGTGACTTGTACTAAAGACGTTTTCGATGGCAAAGAAAACAAACGTGGCGAAAAAGGTTCACGCGTTGGTAAGATTGTTTTCGTACCAATGGAAACAAGTTTCATGGAATTCGATGCACGTATCATCAACTTGTCTAAGTAAGGAGAAACTCATGACTAAAATCGTTCGCTCAACTTCTTATGTGTTTACTGCAGATCCACAATCTGCGGCAGATATGCAACAAATCGCTATGATCAAAAAGACAGTAAAGTCAATGAACGATCAAGCAAAGCAGTCTCATTATTGGGCAGTTAAACGTGCAGAGTATCAAGGTTTGCCTATTCCAAAGGCACCTAATCGTTATCGTGTTCGTTTGATGGGTCGTGGTCCACGTGTTCAAGCTGCATTGCAAGACTATGGTCGCAAGCGTGCATACGATGCATATTTGCCACAAGAGTATGCAGTTAAGTTTGACGTTTATGTTTCACAGGTACGTTAATCATGGCTAAATATCAAGACACAGTGACTGTAGTAGATGGTGTTAAGTTTACACTTTGCCAACCGCGTAAGATCAAAGCAAGTGAACGTACATTCATCAATCGTACAGGCACACTTTGGAAGATTGGTGCACGCAATGCCAACTTGATTGCAAAGAACTTGAAGAAAGGAACTGCATGATGCAAGATTGGGGAAAGTCGTATCGTTACATTTTCTTAGAACAAATTCGCAGAGAAAAAAGAGAGCGAGCATTAATCAGAATCTTTGCAACACTTGCAGTATTATATTTTGGTGGCCACATAGCTTACGCTATGTACATTCGATGAAAAATGTGGTATAATATACTATGAGTAAAATGGCAGAAATCGCATACGAAATTGAAGAATTGCTTCGGCAAGGATTTAAACCTATCACGGTGGCAGGCATGTTACATGTTCCATTGGAGTGGGTAATTAATGTTGAGGAAGATCTAATGCACTTGGCAGATCCTCGTTCTTTTGGTCCTGATTACGAGTAAGACATGTTGGTATACGTTAAACCATCAAGATATATGACTGCTGCAAAGCGGGAAGAAGTGTACAAAGCTGCATCATTGTTTCTGAATGAGCTTTTGGATCGCTCTGACAGAAAGGTTGAGGTTATCATCTCAGTCAAGGGTGCAGGTTTGGGTAAGAATGTGGATGGCTACTGCCTATGCACAGAAGAATATGACAATGGAAAGCCAAAGGAGATCCATGTGGATGTCCGAGGAGACAGAGGTTTAGACTTCCTTATCAAGTGCTTAGCACATGAATTGGTGCACGTTTGGCAGATGATGACAGGTAGAATTAATGAACGTGAATACCATGAGACCAAAGATCATTGGAATTCACCATGGGAGATTGAGGCAAGAGAACTTGAGATGCCATTATATGAGATGTATGTAAAGAATAGTTGATGTATTTTAGTTTTTTTCATAGTAGTAACTTTAAAGGGGGCCGAGTGCCCCCTCTTTTTCTTATAAATAGAAGAATGGCATATACATTCTTCCCTAAAACCGCATCTGAGATTCAAACTACACTAAAAGGTGGGCAGCAAAAGAAGATCGATGAGATCATGAACTTGTTTGCATGGCTTAATGCAAAGTTTCCAGCAATTGAAACTCCAATTAATATTGATCCAAGTAAACTTGGTAAAGTTAACGTCACTCGAATGTTAGAAGGTGAAGTTAACTTAGCAGAACTTAAACGTTATGCAAAGCTTTCTTCAGTCAGCGTTAAATTTGGTGCAGGTTCTTCTGGTAATAAAGGTGTAAATAATAGAGGTAATTTATTTGAGCCACAATTTGCAAAATCTTTAGAAGATTGGTGGTCAGGAATCAAGATCACTGACACTAAAATGATTGCAGCATTAGAAGATCTAAAACAAGAATATGATCTTACACAATACAGTAAAATTAGAGTAGTCCAAGAAGGTGCACTAAATAAGAAGCGTCCACTTGTTTATTCACCAGATGTTATCATCTCTGCACCGGGTGGTGGAGCAGATGGAGATATCGGTGCTATCGTTACTGACTTGACTTTGATGGGTACAAAAGACGGTAAAGAAAAAGTAGTAGCATATCTAAGTTTGAAACTAGGTAATACAGCAACATTCTTTAACGTTGGTTTAAAAACAGTTTTAACTACTGAAGAAATTAAAGCTGGTTTAATTGAAGACCAAAATGGTAAAAAACTATTGAGCTTATTCAATATCAAAGCTCCAGTATTTTGTGATGTGTTTAACGGTAAGCTAGACAAAGGTTACAACGAAGATGTGTGGCCTCAAATGGACGGTGCACAAAAAGTAGCATTGAAAAAATTACTTGAATCTGGTATCGGTCATGGATACCATGTTATTCACAAGCTTTCATCAGGCATTAAATCTATTAAGATAGATAAAAAATATAAAGAAGCAGCGGCGACACCTACATCATGTGTCGTTTACTATGGCGGTAAAACCGGTACTGGTAAACGCGTGGATATCGAGATCGAAACAAAGAAGTATAGACTCAAATTAAATATTAGAGACACACAAGGACAAGGCGGGTATCCAACCCGTTTAATGGGAGATTTTAGTTACCTATGATTACATTCAAACAATACTTAGAAGAAGAACACGGCGCAGGAGAATGGGGAACTAAAAAGTTAACCAAGAAATATAAGAAAGATACACCTGAACAGTGTGACTGCAAAGAAGAAACAGATCTAGAAGAAGCAGCTATCGATGCTAAAGGTCATAAGTCTTCTACTGGTGGATTGACACAAAAAGGTGTTGATGCATATCGTAGAGAAAATCCTGGTAGCAAATTGCAAACTGCTGTAACTACTAAACCTTCTAAATTAAAACCTGGAAGTAAAGCTGCTAAACGTCGTAAATCTTTTTGTGCTCGCATGAGCGGAGTAGATGGTCCGATGAAAGATGAAAAAGGTCGACCAACACGTAAAGCTTTGGCATTAAGGAAATGGAATTGCTAAACATGACAATGAAATCGTTTACGAACTTTCTATTAGAGGAAGATGAAGGTGCAAAACTAAAGCACATTCATCATGCTGAAGATAGACCATTGTTTCATGGTTCAGAAGGTTTCGATCATGCTCATAGTGCTTTACAACAAGCACATGACTCTATCAAGGCTGGTGAACACAGTACTGCACTAACAATGAAGTATGACGGTTCTCCTGCTGTTGTTTTTGGCCACCACCCAAAAACTGGTAAGTTCTTTGTTGCATCTAAATCTGCATTCAACAAAAATCCAAAGATCAATTACACCGAAAAAGATGTTGATGATAATCATGGTCATGCACCAGGTTTGGCAACAAAATTAAAAGCTGCGCTTAAGCATCTTCCTAAAGTTGCTCCTAAAAATGGTGTATATCAAGGTGATATCATGCATACACCTGACGATCACAAGAAAAATAAAGATGGTAGTGTATCGTTCACACCAAACACAATCACCTACACGGCTAAGGGCGAAGAGGCTGACAAAGTTAAGAAGTCTAAAGTTGGTATTGTAGTGCATACTAAATACGAAGGCAAAGATCTTCACACAATGCATGCTACACCCAATGCAAGTCAAGAAGATTTTGAATCACACCCAGATGTACATTTAAAATCTGCTGAACACGATACTACACAAGTACATTATACGAAAGATCAAGAAGCAGAATTCAAAAAACACATGGATGCTGCAAAAGAGATTCATAAGAAACAAGGCAAAAAGATGTATGCAGGTACTTTGAAACATCAAGGCGAAGCTGGTCACTTATCGACATACATCAATCATACTGTACGTACAGATGAAACTCCATCTGCAGAAGGTTTTATGCAACATCTTAAAAACGTCCATCAAAAACTAGCAGATAAAGTTAAGACAGAAAAAAGTAAGGCAGAAAAACTATCAGCTGGAAAAGAACACGTATCTCATGTTCAGAAGAACAAAGAACATTATGATAATTTGTTTAAGATGCATCAGCACTTGCAAAAAGCAAAGAACATCTTAACGAGTGCATTAGAGACACACGAAGGTGGTTTAGAACACCATATCGATGGTAAGAAGTCGAAACCAGAAGGTTTCGTTGTTAATCATAAAGGCGAACCAACTAAATTAGTTAATCGTGCAGAGTTTGCTAAAGCTAATCTATTAAAGGTAAGAAAATAATGTTGACATTCTTAACATTCCTAAAAGAAGAAGCTGAAGCCAAGCACGCAGTATTGGCTTATGGTCGCATGAATCCTCCAACTACTGGTCACCTTAAAGTTATCAACAAAGTACAAGACGTGGCTAAAGAAGTAGGTGGAGAACATCACATGGTTGTTTCTCACTCTAACGACTCTAAAAAGAATCCATTATCTTCAGAACAAAAAGTAAAACACTTAAGACGTTATGCACCAGGTGCAAATATTAAAGCTGCATCTAAAGACAATCCAACAATCTTCTCTCATGCTGCAGAACTACATAAACAAGGTGTAACACACTTACACATTGTTGCTGGTTCAGATCGCGTTGATGAATACAAAAAGAAATTCAAAGAACTAAATGGTAAACCTAATAAAGATGGTAAAGTACCATTCAAGTTTAAGAAGATAACAGTACATTCTTCAGGTGAAAGAGATCCTGATGCTGAAGGCGACGAAGGTATGTCAGGTACAAAGATGCGCGAACATGCTAAGAACAATGACTTTAAGTCATTCCGCAAAGGTGTTCCTAGCCATGTATCAGATAACGATGCAAAAGAATTAATGAATGATGTACGCAAAGGTATGGGACATACTGATTAATTAGTACAGAAATAATCTGATAATCTATGAAGTCAAAAGTGAAAACCCATAAGAAGCAACAAAGACTCAAGACGTTTGAGTTAGAACCTGATGAGTGGGTTGAAGTTAAGACTGAAGCTCCAAAGAAGAGAGCTTCTATTCGAAAGTACTATCCAATGAAAGTAGTACATAATAGCTTAGAAGATGAAGATTACCTTGAATTAGCACCTCAATTGCAAGGTTTGGAACCAAGTAAATTTAGGATGACTATCCTAACATCTGAAGGATCAGATGATTGGGACTTAGATGATGATGAGATATAAACTAAAACTTATATAAATAAGATTACACCAGTTGTATTGAAGAACTTGTAGGGCTGTGGACTGGTAACCGCCCATGAAAAGCATGTTCAATATTATTATCAACGGTTGGAATGTCTCCAACACGAGGTTAATGGGAAAATATGATTACGTTTAAAGAGTATTCGCACGAATTCGATGATGTCGCTGAGTCTGTTGGGCTAACAGAGGAAGAGCAGTCTATACTAAATGAGGTATTAGATACTGCAGCGCGCATTAAAAAGAAACAACAATTCATGCGCCGTTCAGCACGCATCCAAATGGCTAAGAAGATCCAATCAAGACGCTTAGCTAGCAAAGACCGTCTCACAGCAAGAGCCAAACAAAGAGCACGCAATCTGCTAATTAAACGCCTTTATCAAGGTCGTTCTCGCTCAGAAATTCCAATCGCACAAAGAAAACAAGTTGATTTGAAACTCTCAAAGATGAAGGGTTCTATCAAACGTATTTCAGGTAAACTATTACGTCGTGTGAAACAAGAAGACATTGCTCGGAAGAGTGGCAAGAAGTTGGCTAAATTTAACGCTGGAAGCGGTTTATAATATGAAACAGTTTAAGGAATATTTGAAGGAATCTAGTGGCAAGGTTACGATAACTTTTGGTCATTTTAATCCTCCAAATATTGAGCATGAGAAAATCATTAATAAAGTGCATGAAACTGCACAAGGTGGACCGTATAGGATCTATACTTCACAAGAATGTAATGAGAGTTCTCCGCTAGATTACAATACAAAGATTAAATTTATGCGCAAGATGTTTCCACGTCAAGCGCGTTCTATCATTAGTGATTCAAAGATCGTAGATTTATATGATGCACTAGATTCTTTGTACGAACAAGGTTATACACACGTTAATCTTGTTATGCCTAATGTGCGAACACAACTAATTGAATCTGTAAATAAAGACAATAGATCTCGTTACAATTTCAAGACAATTGATTTTATTTCCGTTGATACACATGACATCGAAGCAAAAGTTGTCGAGTCAGTTAAAGACAACAACTACGAGTTGTTTAATAAGTTTTTGCCATCAACAATAAAAGAAAATCAAAAGCTTTTTAATGCTATCCGTGTAGGATTAGGATTAAAAGAAACATTTAATTTTAGACAACATATCCAGTTACCAACATTGTCTAAAGAACGTGAAGCATATGTAAGCGGTGAATTATTTAAAGTTGGTGATGTAGTTGAAGTAAAAGAATCTAAAGACATTGGTCAAATCCAACGATTAGGCTCTAACTATGTAATTATTGAAACTTACGAAGGTGTTAAGCAACGTAAATGGTTGCGCGATGTTATTAAAGTAGAAGAAGCTGTCATCAATCAAATGCTTGAAAAGATGGGAAATCCTTGTTGGACTGGTTACAGTATGGTTGGTACAAAAGAAAAAGATGGTAAAACAGTACCAAACTGTGTACCTATAAATAAGAAAAATAAAACAAAGCTTAAGTCATTTAAAGAAGACTTATCAACATTCGATGGGAATAACAAATGAGCGAAAGAATCCTCAAACTTTTAGGTACTGAAGTATCATTATCAACTGCTACTACTTTAAGCGGAGCACAATTAGTGCGTGTATATAATGATACGGCTGGAGCAGTATTATTGACCGTTGCTTTAGAAGACAATACAACAGGTACAGTTACAGTTAAAGCTGGTGACGTAGCATTTGTACGTAAAACTGCAGCAGAAACTATTGCAGCAGGTGCAGCAGTTAAAGCTGTAGCAGTTGCTTTCGGAGATTAATAAATGGCTAAGACATTAAGACAACTACTAGAAGCAAAATACGTTTCATCTGCTGATTTTGTTTTATCTGCAGGCGGTCGTAAAGTTCACAAGCGCAAGAAGATTGCCGATGATGACTATAGTAAAGAAGATGATCTAGATAATGACGGTGATAATGATGCTGATGATAAAAAATTAGCAAACGAAAGTGCAGTTCCTGTTCATATGCAAGGTAAACAAAAACCTTATGTGTCTTCTGATGGTAAAGGTAACTATGAAGTACTAGGTAACAGAGGCCAAACTAAAGCTGAGTTCTCTCGTAAAGAACACGGTAAATATGCGCAGTCTAAAGCACAAGCGCATTTGAAATCCAAATACGATGAGTACATGAAAGAAGAAACTGAGATCGACGAAGGTGTTAATAAGTCAGATGTTCCAGCATACTTACGTAAGAAGATTGGTGATAAGTTAACTACTCAAGACTTAGATAAAGAACGTACACAAAATCGTTCACATCCAGAAACTATTAAGAAGATTAATGGTACTGAGATGAAAGAACAAGCACCAGTTGCACCATCAATCGGCGTACATAGAATTGGTGTTACTGTTTCAGACTCTGACCATCCAGCTGTTACTAAGCGTAAAGAACTTATTCAAAAGTTTGTACGTGTAACAGCACATGATAAAGATCGTGCTATTGAAATTGGTAAGAAACATTTTGCCAAAAAAGGTTGGAAAGTGCATGACGCAAACCATTCAGGTATGGTTCATGAAGAAGCAATCAATGAATACTCTATGGACGATGTCCGTAAAGATGCAGCAGATCATTTAAAAAAATCGATTGATAAGCAATCAGACGATCGCATTGCAGCTCTTAAGAATCCTCCAAAGAAAAAAGGTTTCTTTGCTAGAGTTGGTGAGAAACAAATCAATATGGTTAAAGGTGCATATCACGGTTTAACTAAAGAAGAAGTTGAATTAGAAGAAGCTAAAGACAAAACTGATAAACGTTTTGACTTATTAGCTCGTCTTGGTTTAGTTGAGAAAGATGAACTTGCAAACCTTCGTTTGGCAATGAAGACTCTTTCAGAAGATAAACAACTATCAATCAAACAACGTGATCTATTATTAAACGTATATGAGTCATTAATTAGTTTAGTAACTGGTGATGATACGATGTTCTCTCGCATGAAAATTAAAGTGCAAGAACAAATGTTAGATGAGAAAAAAGATAGTGATAAGGGCGAGTATGACTATGAAGGTCAAATGGCTCGTACTCAATTACAAACTATCTTGCGTAACTCAGAAGATTTAGTCGACATGATTGAAGATGATGAGAACATGCCTGAATGGGTTCAATCTAAAATTACACTAGCACAAGATTATATTACAACTGTAAGAGATTATTTGCAATCAAAAGAAGAACTTGGCGAAGAAACGAATCTTGAAGAAGAAGGTTTGAAAGACGCATGTTGGAAAGGTTATACTGCTATTGGAATGAAAATGAAAAATGGCAAGAAAGTTCCTAATTGTGTGCCAAAAGAAGGCGTTGAGAATGTACCATTCGATGGTCCATATACAAAAACTCCAGATAGCATTAAAGATAAATCAGGTGCAGAACATACACCACAATCAAGGGCGCGCCATTTAGCACGCTTAGCGATGAAACAAATGGCTAAGAAATCTAAAAAGGCGTAATCATGGCTTTAGATAACGAAAGAATTGCGAAATTGGAAACGCAAGTTGAAGGCATTAAGGAAGATGTAGCAGCAGTGAAAGAAGATATCAAAGAACTTCATTCACGTATTACTACTGGTAATCGTGAGATTGTCGATAAAATCGAATCGATGGACAAACGTTTAGAAGAAAAACTAAATAAGTCTGCTGAATCTGCTCGCGAACAACATCAAGAAATCCAAAAAGAAATTCAACAAGATGTAGAAAAAATTTCAAATCGTGTTGATGTATTAGAACGTTGGAGATGGATGATTGTTGGTGGTGCAATTGTAGTTGGATATTTAATCGGTCATGTTGATTGGTTAACACTATTGGTAAACAAATAATATGGCACAGTTTAGAGCTGACAAACACCATTACTTAAATAATAATGATACAATTTATGAAGTAGTAATGTTAGCGGATCAATACGGAAATCGTGTTGGTCCTGCAAATCCTTCTGGTGTGGCAGTTGATGCATTTGGTAGAGCACGAATGTCTCAACCAATGACATTGTTTGATTCATCACATCGTTTTAAAGATAATGGTTTATGGTCAACTAAATTAACTGGAACAGCGTCATCGACATTTAATGCTAATCACGCCACAGTTGATTTAACAATTGGAACTGCTTTAAACGACGAAGTAATACGTGAAACTACAAAAGTATTTTCATATCAACCAGGCAAATCTTTGTTTGTTTTAAACACCGTTGTATTTGCATCTCCACAAACTAACCTTCGCCAAAGAGTTGGTTATTATGGTGCAAGTAACGGTATGTACTTAGAACAAGATGGAACTACTATTAGTTTTGTAGAACGCAGTAGTGTTTCAGGTTCTTTGCAAGAAACTAGAGTAGCGCAATCTGCATGGTCACAAGATAAACTAGATGGAACTGGTCCATCACAATTAACGCTTGACTTAACTAAAGCTCAAATTTGTTGGATGGATATTGAGTGGTTAGGTTTAGGTAGCGTTAGAATGGGATTTGTAATCAATGGTCAATTAATCCATTGTCATACATTCCATCACGCAAATGTTATTACAACACCGTATATTACTACTGCATCTTTACCACTTAGATACGAAATTAAAAATACTGGTACTACAACAGGTGCAACATTAAAACAAATTTGCTCTAGCGTTATTTCTGAAGGTGGTTATGAATTACGCGGTCTTCAACAATCTATTGCTTTACCAATCGCATCTCCTAGAGATTTAACAAATGCATCTGAATTATATCCAGTTGTATCATTAAGATTAAAAAATACTAGACTTGATGCTATCGTTATCTTGTCAGCCGTGTCACTTCTTGGTATAACTAATAATGCAAACTATCGTTGGGAACTAAGAACAGAAGGCATAACAACTGGTGGATCTTGGACAAATACGGATTTAGATTCAGCGATTGAATATAATATAGGTGGTACTAGTTATAGCGGTGGTAGAATATTAGCATCAGGTTTTATGCAAGGTTCTAATCAAGGTTCAACATCAATAGATATTTTAAAAGAAGCTTTATTTAAGTTTCAATTTCAAAGAAACAGTTTTACTGGTGTAGCTACTGAATTAACGTTAGTAGTTTCTTCTAGTACAGCGGGTGCAGATGTATTAGGTTCCCTAGATTGGGAAGAAATTACACGATAATAAATAAACAAAAAAGGAAATCAAAATGACTTGGGGAATTTTTAAAACAGATTCAGTTTCAGAAGCTTACGCTAAAATGAAAGCTGAAGAACTAAAAGGTAAGCAACATAAACTAGACGTTAATAAAAACGGTAAAGTTGATGGTGATGATCTTGCTAAACTTCGTGCACAAAAAGAAGAAGCAGAAGTTTCTGCTGAAGAACTTGTAGAATATGAAGCTAAAGATGGTGTGTATAAACATCAAGCTAAAGCTGGTCGCTATGGCGGTACAGAGAAAGAAAGCGACTATGTAAAAGGTCCATCTAATGCTGCGCTAAAGAAGATTGAATCTGAAAAGAAAAAAAAGAAAAATGAATCATTTGATGAATCTAATTTAGAGTTGATCGAAGATGATGTTTGGTATGATGGTTCAGATATGTTAGGCGAAGCACAAGCTCGTTATAGCCAATCATATAAATTTACACATAAACCAGGTGATGAAGATTCAGAGAAAAAATTAGCTGATCTTAAAGCATCTGTAAAGGGTACTGGTAAGCGAGTTGTTTTACAAGGTCGTTTAGGTAAAAATAATCCTAACGCACACAAGTATTCTAAGAATGCACCAAAGGGTACATACGCTAATGGTAAGCGTACTAATAGCGATGTTTCTGGTTCATCTGGTGCACATACACACCAGCGTATTCAGAAAGCTGATGCTGCACATCACGACGTTTATGTTTATGACAAGTCAGATGTACAACATGATGTTGATACAATGATTAGCGAATTAGATATTTTTTCTATTAAAGAAATCGACATGCTTATTAATGAAGTATTGTCAAAAGATGCATCTGCTGGCGAATGGATCTCTGACTTTGTTAAATCAGATAATCCTAAATTTGCCGGTAAATCAATAGAGCAACGTAAGAAGCAAGCATTAGGTGCTTATTATGCAGCACAACGTAATGAATCGACTGACTATGAATCATTCTTAGTTTTAGATGAAGCGACACAGGACGACATCGTTAAGATGGGAGCCAAAGAAATTAAACATGCAAACATGAAGGATAAACAAAATGATCAAGAAGTTATGGAACCTCATTCTGGGACAGAAGCCAAGTTCATCGACAGCCACAGCATCAGAGTCCAAGACGACCCAACCCAAGGAAAGTTTGACTCAGGAACCGGAAAAGTTGGAGCAGCCACAGCTCCAAAAGGAAAAGGTCCAGGAAGTTACAACGCCAAAGAAAAGCTCGGCGACCAAAAAACCGGCGTTAAAGAAGAAGTCTACAAAACCGGCGCCGGCGAAGAAATCGACACCGAGCCAACAGAAAAAAAAGCCGGCGACAAAAAAAAGTTCGGCAGTTTCAAAGCAAGCATGAACAAAGAAGCTAGTGACTGTAAATCAAAGCAGTAATTAGTAGTAATATATAATAGGGAGAACCATCTCCCTATTATCACTTTGTCATAGGATATTATGAATAGCTTTGAGAAGTTAACGAACAAGAATTTTACATTGTTCGCCGCCAAGAATTATAATAATCCTCAGTGCATGACTACTGAGGAATTTGAAGAGGACTTGCAAAAGTTCAAGTATATAAAACGATTATTCAATCGTTATGAAACAACGGGTGAGTTAAGCGAACGCTTGATTTTAAACCACTTGATTGTAATTTATAATGTGTTTGGTATTAAAGCAGCAAACCATATGATGTTTCATAAAATTGATAAACAGAACTGGCCTTTATTAAAGACATTCTTAGTCTACTTGAATTATTTGCCAGAAGATCAATATGTTGAAATACCTTTAGACTTAAAAGTCATTCAGGTATTGAGGAAGATTTAAATGGCATTAGTACAACGCGCAGTTGACATTTACTATACATTTAGGTTTCTTCGACAGTTAGTAACTCCATGGAATGAGACAAAAGCCTATAAGTTAGGTTTAGTGGATGAGAACGGAAAGAAACTTAGAAGTCCTGTAACATCACAAGAAAAAGATGCTTATACATTATTCTTTAGATTAGTGTATAACATGAAAAGATTATTAAACAAAGCTCCATTTGGTAAGACTAAGTTGGCATCATATGCTGCTGCACTTTGGTTAATCAAAGAGAATACAAACATGAGTAGCGATGCGATCTATGAAGGCTTTAAACAGTATGTCAAAGATCAGAACATCGAACTAGATAATACACTATCTGAGTCAAAAACTTGGATGGTTAAGGAAGGTAATTTACTTCCAGGAAAGTATAAGTTGGCAGAGCATTGTGTCTCTTCCATAACAGGTGAACCAGTTGCTTTTAAAGGTTCATTGATTATGGTAAACGAGATGAGCTGTATGCCATGTGGTAAAATTGGAGATGTAAGTGTATACTCAGTGTATCATCCATCTACAAAGCAACACATATACATAACGTTAGAAGACATCTACAGATAAGAATAAGAAATGCCAATCAATCCATCTCTACAGCGCAA